ACTAAACGTATTTCTCCTATTCGCATCCATGCCGTACCTCGATTTCCAAACCGTGTTGACGGTGTGTCTCATGATTTTCTATCAACTCACGCGCGATGTGTTGTATCTTCCAGCTTAGCCATACTTGAACTGATTGATTAGTATATTTTTTTGGTACTCTATTATAAATGCGAGTGCACGTGATCGGCGCCGGACCCACGGGCATGTCTATCGCATGGGAAGTACTCAGGTCGACGGATCACGAGGTCATCGTGTACGACAGGAAACCGTCGGTGGGTGGTTCGTGGTGGGAACCGTCCGCTGATACACGAGACATACACGCACACAGAATCGTATTCGATAACGCGTTCGTGAACACGGATAGTCTATTCAGAGAGATGGATATAAAATGGGGTGACGTGTTTGAACCGGTGGACACAGGTGTGTACCAGGTCTTATTCAAAAATTTACACATTCGTGATTACGCGGCGCTCACGTCTCTCGCCGCGCGCGTGTTAGCGAAACAGACCAAATACAAATCCATATCGCTCAAAGACGCACTCGACCCCCTGTCGGAATCGGGTGAAAATCTTATACGGACGATCACTTACGTGATGGACGGTGTCGGATGGGAAACCATGTCCGCGTACGAGTTCGTGAATAGTTTCGATCACGTAGGACTTTCGAAGCAGTGCACGCAGCGCGTGTCCGGTAAACACATGAACGATGCGATGCAAAATGCCCTCCTCGAAAAGGGTGCCACATTCATGTTTAACACACACCTAGAGAATGTAGATTACAGAAAAGATGGCTACACGGCCACGTTTAAGGATGGCGTCTCGATAGACGATGGTCTCCTCGTGTTATGCGTCGACAACAGTAAAGCGCTCGAACTCATCGGTGATAATTGGGGTGAAGACGCGGCTAAGAAAATAGGGCCGAGCACGTACGGGTGCATAAACGTCTTACTCGATTACGACGAACCCGTGAAACTCGAGTCGGATTTACACATAGGCATGAACACGAGACTTCGACTTCAACCGGTGGTACTCGCGGACGGAAACACTGTTTCGTGTGTCATATGTGATCTGACCGACGAAGTATTAGCCATGGAACCGGATGTACTCAAAGCGGAAGTCATACGAGAACTCAATCTCCCCGAACCCACGCGCGCGAGAATAGGATGGGGTGCGGAATGGAAGGATGGTTCGTGGCGATTCGAACAATCATCGGGTGTTTTGAGTCTACACGGACAATTGCCATTCTTCGGTGAAAGTCCTAACGTGGCCATGTGTGGTATGATGTCGCCGAGAAATACGCCATACTCGAGCATCGAAGCGGCGATAGAGGTTGGTCGGTCATTCTGTCATCAAGAGTTTGGCACAAGAAAACCACATCAACCCATTCGAATCACACTCGTGTTATTCGTGCTTATAGCTTTAATTCTAATAATCATATATACTAGGAAATCATGATTCCCATGGATTGTGAAGTGTACGAACCCATGTATGAATATAACGACAAAAAGTACATGCGTGTCGTGGTAGACAATAGGACGCGCGACTACATACAGGGTCTTCACGAAAGTAAATCGAGATTCATCGTGAACCAACATAATATAGATGATCCACTCGAGGGTAACGTATTGACTATAAAGATACCATTCAGATACAGACGTGTGATGTGCACCATCGAAGGTGACACACCCGTACAATCTCTAGCTAAGGGTGACAAAGTCAAAATAGTAGCAAATTTTAGTGGCGCGTGGAACGTGGCCAATCACAGTGGATACGCGTGGGTGATTAAGACGATTCAGACTCCTCCTCCCCCTTCTTCTCCGGAATCTCAATCTCTTCGAGACCATTCTCTCTGAATCCCAAGAAAACCCGAAGACTTCCTTGGAGTCGGTGAAGTTCTTGGTACGTGGTTTCGACCGCTTCTTGGAGCTTCTTGATATTCTCTTCAACGTTAAGCTTTGGCATGTTGTATGTACTCTATTAAAGTTTATAGTCTTTAATACAGTAGAATGCTCACAAGGAGTGGATACATCATTAATAATCCATCTCCCGAAATAAAAAAAGAGCTCACGGTAAGAGCTGTGGTTAACGATGACTTCGGATTTCCACCACCGCCTTTTAAGGTATTTAGACCAACTAAGAACGGAATCTGCGTTCCAAGATACTATGGAGTTGCTAAAATGGGAGAATCTCACGACGACAAAAGACCGGAACCCGTTCGAATCGGTGTACGCTTCAATGGAACGCTCCGAGACGCAACACATCAGAACGCCGCACTTGCTGCGGCTCTTGATGCGGGTCATGGAGTCCTCAGCCTTCCGTGTGGGTTTGGTAAGACCACCGTTTCGTTAGCCATCGCGTGTAAACTTGGATACAGAACCATGATTGTCGTACACAAGGAATTCCTCGCGAATCAATGGGAAGAACGAATCAAACAGTTTTGTCCGGGTGCGACCATAGGTAGGGTTCAGCAAAACAAAAAGGAAGTTGACTGTGATTTCGTGATAGCCATGTTACAATCACTCTCACTGAAAGAATACTCATTCGGTGATTTTGATAGCGTCGGTACACTGATAGTAGACGAGGCGCATCACATATGTGCCAAGGTGTTTAGTCAATCCTTATTTAAGATGTGCCCCAAACACATATTCGGTTTGTCTGCGACACCAAACAGGAAAGATGGACTCACGAAAGTGCTTCACTGGTTTATGGGTCCTACATTTTTTGCCGTAGAACGAGAAAATCAACAGCAGGTCGAGGTGTTTCCCATAGAGTTCGAATGTGCGCGATTTAGAGACCCACCGCCGTGTACTCGATTTGGGAAATTATCACTCTCGACCATGATCACGGAACTCACGGAGATGCGTGAACGAAACGCGATGCTCGTCAATCTCATCGGTCGCATCGCGAAGAGTACGAGACAAATCCTCGTATTGAGTGATCGTCGACAACACTGCATGTTGTTGCATCAGTGTTTTCCAAAGAATTCAGGGCTTTACATGGGGGGTATGAAAGAAGTCGATCTCGCGGAATCGAGTACGAAAAAGATAATATTTGCAACATTTAGTCAAGCACATGAGGGCTTGGATATACCCTCTTTGGATACGGTTATTCTCTCAACACCGAAATCGGACATAGTTCAATCCATAGGGCGCGTGATGCGAGAGACAAAAGGAAAGAAGAACAACCCAAACATATACGATATTTTTGACCAATGGTCGGTGTGTCACGCCATGTATAACAAACGTCTTCGAGTATACAAACAAGGTGGATTCAATATACCCAAGGTGAAAGAGGAAGAACCCGATGCATTTACGCGGGGTGAATGTTTGATAAATTTGTAATCTAATTATAGAATGCCATGCGATTCAAACAAAAGATCACAGCGGAAATACTACAAGCGAATAGATGATATACCACATCTCACATTAGAAGACGTTACACTTGCTGGTAATACTACAACGGAGGGTATAAATATAGATGGTTCCATAGATATAAATGGCTATTTCATAGGTGACGCATCAAAAATAACAAACTTTCAATACTTCACATTCATGACACTCGATGACGTCGTGACAAACGGTAACACTACCAATCGTGGTGCATATTTTAATGGTGATCTGGAAGCATCTGGATATTTGTTAGGTGATGCGACGTACATTACGAATTTACCTTACGTGGTGGGTCCAAGTGGATTAACACTCGACGATGTTGTCGTGAATGGGAATACAGTGACTGTAAGTGGTGCATATTTTGGTGGAGACTTGGAGGCATCTGGGTATTTAATCGGTGATGGAATTTATATAACAAACACCATCGACCAAACACTCGATTTTAATGACATAGTTACCACTAATAACGTATCTAGTGTAGGCGCTGTGTTTGGTGGTGATGTGACCGCATCAGGCTTTTTAATAGGCGATGGCTCTTTAGTAACCAATTTACCTATAAATACACTTCAAGAGGTCACTACATCGGGTTCATCGACAAATAGATTCATAACATTCACAAACGGTGTGACCTCATTTGAAGCGATTGGGAATGTGGTTGTTACAGGAAATGTGACGTGTTCTAAACTCATTGGAAGTGGTGAGTTTTTGGGTGGCGTAGCCAACACGTACGAATTATCGGTGCTCAGTTCGAGTATATCAAGTGCCGAAAATAAGAAGATAATCACAAACACGAGTGGACTCACGGATGTCACAAAGGGTGATTTACTCACATCTACGGCAAACGGTGTGTTAGGTAAGTTGTCCATAGGTTCAAATGGACAGCTTCTGTTAGCGGATACGACCACATCACTTCCAAAATGGGAAACAATCACGAATATATTCGATATAGGGTTAAGGACTAATGACCTCGAGAATGAATTTATATTTTCCAACACGGTAAACCTATCTTCACTCACGACCGGCGACATACTGTACGGATACGGAACGAATGACATAAGAAGACTCGCGAGAGAAACGACGGCAGATAACACATATCTCACATACGGTGATTACGGCACTGGTTATGGACGCCTGTTGCGCATGGATGAATGGGGTGAAAATGTCATGTGGTTGCACCCAAGTAATTACGATACGAACGCGGGTAATATAGAAATGATTGCAACTGGTACGAGTGGTACATTAGATTATATTTCGTTAAATCTCGTAACAGATCAATCAGTAATAACCCCAGATGGTAGAATACCTATATCAACTAGTAGTCTTAGTTTTAATGATACTATGTTCTATTCAGAAGATGGTCGTTCATATTCTGGAACTGGTACTACAAAACACCCATCTGGTATAAAATGGAAATTATATACATACGGTGACATATATGCAAATTATATACACGGTGATGGAAGTAAAATGATACTTACACAATCTCCGATATCTGGTGGAGGAGGAACATATAATCCGTCTGGTGCATCTGAATTAGGAAAAGCCGGACAATTACTCGTATTCAGTGATAAACGCCGTAAATCCAAGATACAAGCCATGTCTACAACACTCAACACACTATCTAAATTAGTACCAAAACTGTATGAAAAAGAAGGAAAACACGAATCTGGGTTCATAGCACAAGAGATGTATTACGATGTTAGAGAAATGCGACACATCGTGTGGCCGGATAGAGATGCGAATCCAAATGATGACGCACCCGAAGCAGATTATTCAGATTGGGGTAAACGCTACGCATGTCTCAGATATTTACACTTCATCGCGTACGTGGTGCGATCCATACAAGAACTCAGGGAGCGTATAGAAAGACTCAAAAATAATAAAATGTAATTTTAGAATGTCTTGTTCATCAAAGGGTAGGTCGTATAGAAAATTTTACGACGCCGTACCAAAAATACCAGAGACGCTTCAAACTGTGACAGAAAGAGGTAACACATCGACACAAAGTGTCGAATTCGAAGGAGACGTCGAAACACAAGGTTTTTTTATAGGCGACGGTTCTCAACTCACAAATATACCACCACAATCATCGATAACACTTGAGACGACTGTGGACAACGGTAACACGGCGACTCGTGGTGCACATTTCGATGGCGATGTCGAAGCAACCGGATTTTTAATAGGTGATGGTTCACAACTTCAAAATTTACCAGCCGCACCTAATATCACGCTTCAAACGGTGGTTGCAAATGGTAACAGTGCAACACAAGGTGCATATTTCACCGGAGATCTAGAAGCATCGGGGTACTTGATAGGTGATGGTTCGCTAATACAAAATTTACCTACACCTACACTTGATAACGTTCTATTGAATGACAACGTGGCTACACAGGGTGCATATTTCACTGGTGACGTTGAAGCTTCTGGGTACTTGATAGGTGACGGGTCCCAATTACAAAATTTACCCGTACCCACACTTCAAGAGGTGACAACCCAGGGTTCTACGACAAACGATAAGATAATATTCTCAAACCCCGTGACATCACTTCAAACGAGTGGAAATGTCGTCGTCAATGGAAATGTCACGGCACTCGAATTCTTTGGCGACGGTTCGGAACTGACGTCAATCGTACCACAGTCCCAATTAGACGATAATTCATCACGCATAAACACACTCAATCAAAAGGTGATCATCACGAACACGAATGGAATCACCACAAATTTTACAAAAGGTGACATACTCTATGCATCTTCTACTGGCACATTATCCAAACTTGCCATAAGTTCGACACAAGGTGAAGTGCTGTCCGTGAATGGATCGGGTGTACCTGAGTGGAGCCCTTCACCATCGGTAACATCACTTGACAGTCGAATATCATCCCTTGAAGGTAACATTATGGTCACCTCAACGACAGGCATCACCGGGTTTACTACAGGTGATATACTATACGCATCTGGGACAAACACAATGACACGATTACCAAAAGGAGCTTCCGGACAATTTTTAGCCATAAATAGTTCGGGTGTACCTGAATGGGTAAATGGACCCGGTGCATCTACACAGTTCATCACTGAATCCTATACTAGTCCCACCAGAGGTAGAATAGGATTTCACAATACAAATCCCTTACACTCGATATCATTTGGTACGAGTTATTACGATGAAAGTGGAGCAAGCGCTAATTTGGTTATAACTGGGAACGTGTTCGCTGAATTTTACTACGGGGATGGTTCGGGTCTCACAAACGTCACCGTCTCCCAAACATCCGATGCGAGAGCAAAATCAAACACAGAGATCATCGTCAATTCTCTAGACACGCTTTCTAAACTCAAGCCAGTCATGTATGACAAAGACGGTTTAGAAGAATCTGGTTTCATAGCACAAGACATATATTACGATGCCCCTGAATTGAGACACCTCGTACAACTCGGAAAGGATGCAAATCCAAATGAAACAAAGAATGAACCCAATTATGAAGATTGGGGTGAAGAACACGCAAAACTCGATTACGTGGGTCTCATCGCATACACAGTCGCGGCTATAA